TTCTTGCTGTTCCAGTGGCTTGAACGCTGGCGGATTCTTGTTCCTTTGCCCGTATGGCGCCTTAATCTCTATCAACCCGCTATCGCTCACCAATCCGTCAGGGCTTGCGCCAAGCCATTCATGCTCAGGGTGAATATGGAAACCTGTTTCTGTGACCTCGTTTCCTGTTTCCATCTGGTATTCTGCTATCGCGCCGGCTTCGTTAAACGTGCCCCACTCCGTAGCTGAATTTCCCTGAAACTCTCGTTCTGCGCTATGCCAGGTGCGCACCATCTCCCGCATTACGTCATTGGCTGGTTTGTACTGGTTCATGCCAAGTATCGCGCCCACATTGGAACCCGTTACCCGACCTTTTCGCTTGTTAAACCAAGCCTGCGTTCTTTGATCTTCCATAACAAAACCTCATTGGGTTAAAAAAGTGGGCGCCCGAAGCGCCCTGATGATCTAAAAAGGAGCGTCATCCTCGAAGCTGTCATCTTCCGCAACCGGCTCAGGCTCTACCGCTACATCCTCAACCGGCTCGCTTCCCTTGCGCGGACTCACAGCGCTAACCCAGTTGCCAGATCGCGGCTGGCCATCGCTGCCGGTCATCTCCCAAACCTGCAACATAAGAACCATCGGCTTGTTCACAAGCGACATTGTTAGGCTCTTATCCGTTGGCTCTTCGTTCGACTTCATAAGCTTCCCGCCGGCGTTCGCATCAATGGCCGCAAGCATACGCTTGGCCTTTTCTGCCTTGCGCGGGTCGCTATCAAGTACGCGCACCTTGTGAAACAGCTTCCGGCCCTTGTACTCTTTCGGTGCAATAATAGACCAGCGCAAGCTGATGAACTTGTCGCCTTCGTACTCGTCCCATTTGGCCTCGTCCGGCGCTGCCAAGACTTGGGTTTTTGCAGGGATCGGCTCGAAGTTTCCGCCGCCTGATTCAAAGCTTCCGTCGATCTTCTCATCAAAGTTAAAAAAGCTCATTTCACTTCTCCTTTCAGTGTTGGTACAAATTCAATCAATGGGTTTGTGCCTTCTGGCACTGCCAGTTCGTCCGTTATCCCGTATCGGTTTTTGGATATGTTGGCCGCAGTCGTGTACGTAATCAGAACCCTGGTGCCGTCAGAAATTGCCTTCTTTCGCTCTCCGTCGCCTGTGGTAAATGTCTCAAGCTTCAAGTAACCAACTAGGTCAACATCATCCACATAAGGCGCAGTGCTTCGCTTACCAAGGCGCAGATCATAGCGGGTGTACGGATCTTGATCTGGTAGCTCAATGTTGACGGTATCGGCATGAGCGATGAATACAACGTGTATACCCTTGGCGCTTAACATGCCCGCTGCTTTCCTTACACGCTGGTGCATGGCGGCAACCGCAGACAACCCGGCACCATACCCCCCTAGAGCTTGGTTGATGCTGCGCGGCTTTTTAGGGTCGCTTTCAACAACGTGCTGTATAAATAGGCGCTCTAATGCAGTAATGGAATCAATCACAACAGTCTTCCACTGGTGATCTTCATTAATAAGCGAGGTTAACTGATCCCATAAGGCTTTGGGGTCTTGAACAATAGGGAACGCTTCAGGCCGGTCAGCTTCGGGTATGGATTGCATACCATCCTCTGAGCGAATAAATACAGGGCTTGGGAATGTGCCAGCTAATCGGGTTTTACCAATACCGGCGTCACCTGTGATGGTGCAAATTATGGGGCGGTTTTCTGGCTTTTTAGCCAGTGAAAGGATGCTGCTCATAATGATCTTCCTCATTGGGTTTAATTGGCTGCTACAGGTTGCAGCTCACAAACACTATACAATCGAATACGGCACGTTGTCAAACACTAACAGCAAAGTATTTTTTTGTAGTCCTACCCTTCCCGGCGCTCGTCTCTTCAAACCGTAAAAAACTGTTTTCAACAAGCTTATCCACCACCTTATCCACATCCTCTTTCCGGTAGCTCCTGCACTTACTTCTAAGCCGGCCAATCGTCTCGCCGTGCTCGTCAGTAACGTGGCTCATTACCATGCTTGCAAGTGCGTCCTGCTTATCGGTTGCGCTGTTTGAGTAAGCCAGTTTCATCTTCTCGTCAACGTCACGCTTAACGAGTGCGTAGGCCCACATAACATGCTCTACCGTTCGAAGACCGCCTGGGATCGATAAGATCATCGATACCTTGGCAACCTGCTCATACCCGCGCCGGGGAATTGCGGTTAGGCCGGTCTGGTTTTTTGCCTTCTCTGCCATCTCATAGAATGCGTGCTCTATCTCGTCGAGCTTCTCCCTTGCATCATCCCTTGTCGGCACGTCCACTTGTTCGCCTACGCACTCCACTCGCTCGAACAATTCAGAGTGTCCCGGCGCGTAAAGCTGCATTAACGTAGCTGCTATGTCGTTTGGTATAGGGTCTTTTTGTATCTTGTTTCGCGGTTTGCTTTTCGGATTGTCTTCACGCTCCCTAAATATTAACGACCGCCCCATAAAGCCGTTTGTTGCCATGTCGAAATCCATAAGGTCGCTAAATCGCTCCGGGGTGGTTAGCCCAAAGATGCACAGATATGGCTTTTCAATGCCTTTATCTACATTTCCGACCTGCCTTTTCAGGGACTCAAGTTTCATTTCATCGCCGTCAAAAGGCTCATTCCCGTCTACTCTTTTCTGAACGCCGGCAAGCTCCTTGGTTAATGACTGGCGTATCTCTTCTTTGAGGTCGCCCGTTATCATGGCAAAGCTATTCGCTTTCGAGTAAAGAGACATAAGAGTACCAATAATTCCCTCGAGGTATGCCGCTGTCCCCTTTGCCCTGGCGTTTGCTATCTTGCCAAGCGTCTCTCCAAGTTCGTCAATCGTATAGAGTGCGGCCTGGTGTCTTGTTAGGTTGCGGTATATCTCCTGCTCAGACTTAAACGAACCGTGGGCAGCGGCAACCACGCCGGCAGCCTTGAGTATCTCTTGGTAGCTTTTAAGAACAGGCTCTTTGCCGGTTGCAGATCCAGAGACACCGAACAAAAACAGGTTAGGAGTAATGCCATCCAGTGGGTCAACGTAACGCATGCCGGCCACGGAAGAGATCGACGCAAGCGCTGCGGCTACCGCCAAGTGTTCTCTTGGGTGCCGGTTACGGTCGTTTATCCACTTTGTTAACTTGCCCACAAAACCCGGCGGCCTTAAAAGATCAATACCTTTCGTTTCCAGCCCGCACGCCTCCGGCGCATCAAAATGTAGCTCGCTGCTAAAGTCTACCGGCGCAACCCATCCGGCTTCTTCTGCGTAGTGTGCCAACGTACCAAACGTGACGGGGTTGGCAGACTTTCCGAAGCTGTGCCATTTCTTACCCATGTCTTTAGGATCGTACTTGTCGCCCTTCGCTGCCCAGTCTGCCCATAACTGGTAGCCCTCCCCGCTTGTCACCAGGTGGATAGCCATGCCGATGCGGATATACGTTTCGTAATCGGTATCTGTCAGGTTTGGTATAGCCGCCAGCATGCCTTTCAAGTCATCGTCCGACACATCGACAGATACACCGTTAACGCTTGCCCGGTGACGGTCTGGTTTTTTCAGTAGATCAAGCAAAGCAGCCGGCGCTTTCTCAATATCGAAAGGAGACCCGGCTAACACCTCATACCGGTTTCCTGATTCGTGTAGTGATCCCGGCCCCACTACATAGCCCGTACTCTTGAAATCAATGCCTGGGTAGTCTTTTAGGTTTTGAACAAGCGCGGCGGCGTCTTCCAGCGAAAAGTACAGGTGCTTGGAAAGCCCGCCGCTGCCAGTCTTCACAACAAGCCCGGCCCCTGCTATTTGCGGCACCGCTTCCAGTAGCGCCTCGTAAGACTTCGCGCCACCATTTCGCTCGTCTACGTCTACCACCAGAAGGCCATCAGTGAGTACGCCATAACCAGTTTCAAACTGGCCCATTTCCTCCATCACCTCAAGTTGCTCATCAGACCACAGCGGGGAATGCTGCCAGTTTGTGGCAATCGGATGCTTCAAAACGGCTTTGCACTTCGGATCCCCGCATTCACATAATCCGCCGGCTGCCCCGTACAGCCCGAAAATGACGATGTCATTCTCTATGAAGTCTCTATAGATCAC